GCCGAGGCGAAGGGGCACGCCCGCGTCGATGGCGACGACGAGGACACGGGCCTGTCCACCATGCTCCTCGCCGCGACCTATGAATTCGAGGGGCAAGCGCAGATCGCGCTTCTCGAGCGGACGGTGAAGCTCCGCCTGGACGGCTGGCCCGACGACGGCCGGATATGGCTTCCGGTGGGGCCGGTGCTCGAGGATGCGACCGCGACCGTCACCGCGGACGGCGCGGCCGTGACCGGCTTCAGCCTCCTGCCCGGCCGCTATGGCGAGATCGCCCTCGACACCGGCGTGACGGCCGAGCTCGCCGCGGCCGTGATCGAGATCGAGTATCCGGCCGGCTTCGGGGCAGCGGCATCCGACATCCCCGCCGACATTCGGCACGCGATCCTCGACCAGGTGGCGGCGCTCTTCGACAACCGCGGCGGCTACACCGCGAAGGACTATCCCGTGTCGCACGCCATGCTGCGGATCGCGGCAAAGCACCGGGGGGCGCGCGTATGAGCCCGCAACAGCCCGAGCCCGAGCTCGACACCGAAGGCGCAGCGGCCGTGGGGGCGATGGTCGATCACGCTCTGACCCTCCGGACCTTCCGCGCCGTTGCGAGCCTCGCCCTGGTCATTCGGCTGCGCCTCGACCGGAGGGCGCGTGCTGCGCTGGCGTGGGCCGCACTCAGCGCGCTGGACGGCGACGACGCTGAACTGACGATCAAGGCTTGGCGCCGCGCGTGGAGGTGCGAGCTATGACGGCCGACCCATTCGGCATGCTGCGCCCGGTGGGCGAGCCGTGCCCGGTGCGAGCGGCGTTCGCCCGCGCCGAGACGATTGATCCGTTCGACCGGCTCCGCCCGGTGCCGCCAGAGCCGCGGCCCGTGCGCAAGCGGCCGTCGCCTCCCCCTTCCAAGACACCGGCCCAGCTCGAGGCCGAGCGGCGCCGAGCCGAAGAGGAGCTCGAGCGGCTGATCTTCCACATGACCGGAGCGGCGAGAAACGCGGCGACCGAATGGCAGCGCCGGTTCGCGGCCGGCATGGCCGAGAAGGGCAGGCGCCGCGGCTGGCGTCCGACCACGCGGCAGCGCGCGGCCATGGCGCAGATCGTGGCCGAGATGTTCGGCGAGGACGGCGCCGAGCTGATCGAGGAGGAGGAGGGAAGGAATTACGCCCGCCGGTGACGACGGCGGGCGCACATCATGGGGACGGTTCAGACGGTGGCCCATGATGTTGAGAGGCATACCACGGGGCGGGGGCAGATGCCAAGCGCAGTCCGAAAGGTTGAAGCGCGCCCCCCGGCGGCAGTCCCGACGCCGAAAGTAGCAACCGACCTCGAGGCGGGGACCGAAGCGACCTCGAGGGCCTGAAAGCGATGGGCCGGCTCCGTTGAGCAGGACCGACACGCGGAGGGCGAGGGCCAGCCCGGCCAATCGGCGGGGGCTGGCGTCCTATGCCTTCCGCTCCGGACCTCACCATTGAGCAGGTGGGGAGAGAGAGGAACGGTGGAGATGGAGAGATACGCGGACACGACACGCGACCTGTTCTCGGCGAATGGGCTCTCAGAGCGGAGCCTTCGTGCGGGTTCTGAAACGCCCCCGAAACCGGCGCATGAGTTTTCGCTTTTCGCGCAGGGCGAGGAGCTGGCGCCGGCCGAGGCCGCATGTCGATTCCTCGAGTCGCTCCGCATCCCCGAAGGCCCGCGAGCCGGTGAGTCGCTTTCGCTCGCCCCGTTCCAGCGGCAATTCGTGGAGGGCGCCCTCGCCCCGGAGACCGTCAACGCGGTGCTGTCCATCGGCAGGGGCAACGCCAAGACGGCGCTGACCGCCGGGATCGCCCTCGGCGCCCTGGTGGGCGTGCTGGACCGCCAGCCGCGCCGGGAAATCCTGATCGCCGCCCGGACCCGCGACCAGGGCAAGGTGGCGTGGCAATTCGTGGCCGGCTTCTGCGACTCCCTCCCGCTCGAGGTGCAGCGCCTCCTGATCTTCCGCCGCGCCCCGCGCCTCGAGATCGAGTATGAGGGCGACGGGGGCGGGCATGTCCTGCGCGTGATCGCGGCCGACGGCAAGTCGGCGCTCGGCTCCGCCCCGACGCTCTGCCTCATGGACGAGCGCGGGCATTGGGCGCTGGATCGCGGCGACGAGCTCGAGGCCGCGCTCCTCTCCGGCCTCGGCAAGCGGGGCGGCCGGGCCTTCCTCATCTCGACCTCGGCGCCCGACGACACGCACCCGTTCTCGCGCTGGATCGACGACCCGCTCCCGGGCTCCTATGTCCAGGAGCACCGGCCCGCGCCCGCCCTGCCCGCCGACGACCGGCCGAGCCTCGAGCTCGCCAACCCCGGTGCGGCGCACGGCATCGGCGCCTCGCTCGAGTGGCTTCAGAAGCAGGCCGAGCGGGCCATCGCCCGCGGCGGCTCGAGCCTTCAGACGTTCCGCCTCTACAACCGCAACGAGCGCGTGTCGGGCGAGACGCGCGACCTTCTCCTGACGCCCGACCAATGGCTCGCCTGCGAAGCATCGACGCTCCCGCCGCGCCAGGGCGAGGTGGTGATCGGGATCGACCTCGGCGGTTCCGCCAGCATGACGGCCGCGGCCTACTACTGGCCCGAGACCGGCCGCCTCGAGGCACACGGCTGGTTCCCCGGCTCGCCCTCGCTCCTCGACCGGGGCCAGGCGGACGGCGTGGCCCGGCGGTATTGCGAGATGGAGGAGCGCGGCGAGCTCTCCACCCTCGGCGACAAGACGGTGCCCGTGGCGCGCTTCCTGGTGGAGGCACTGGCCCGCGTTCAGGGCGAGAAGATCGCCGCCGTGGTGGCCGACCGCTACAAGCAGGCCGAGCTGTCCGAGGCGTTCGACCGGGCCGGGCTCCGCGTGCCGCTGGTCTGGCGCGGGCAAGGCTTCCGAGACGGCGGCGAGGATGCCGACCGATTCCAGCGCGCCGCCTTCGACGGCCGCGTGATCGCCGGCCCGTCGCAGCTCCTGCGCTCGGCCTTCGCCGATACCGTCTGCCTCCGCGACCCGGCCAACAACATCAAGATCGCCAAGGCCCGGAGCAAGGGCCGGATCGACGCCGCGGCGGCCACGGTGCTCGCCGTCGCCGAGGGCGCGCGCATCGCCGCCAGGCCGCGCCAGAGAGTGAGGGCGGAATGGATATGAGCGCGGGCAAGCTGGACCGCCGCGTGCAGGTGCTGCGCCGCGTGAACCTGTCCCCGGACACCTTCGGCGGCTTCAACGGCGATTGGGAGGAGCTGGGCGACCCCCTGCCGGCCGCCCGCGCCGACGTGTCCGATTCCGAGCGGTGGCGGGCCGGGCGCCTCGAGGGCGAACTCCTCACCCGGTTCACGGTGCGCGCCTCGACCTTCGCCCGCGGCATCCGGCGCTCCGACCGCCTGTTCTGCGACGGCGTGGAATTCGAGATCGACGGCATCAAGGAGACCGCCGGCCGCCGGGCCTTCCTCGAGATCACGGCAATCGCGGTGGTGGACTGATGGGCAAGCACTCTCCCCGCGGCGCCCGCTGGCACGCCATGCGGATGGCCCTCCTCGAGCGCGACGGCTTCCGGTGCCGGTGCTGCGGCGCCCGCGGCGTCAAGCTCGAGATCGACCACATCGAGCCGGTGAGCCGCGCCCCGCATCGCAAGTGGGATGCGGAGAACATGCAGGCGCTTTGCGTGCCCTGCCATGTCGCCAAGACCGACCGGGAGCTCGGCCGCTCGGCCCTCTCCCTCGCGCGCCGCCAGTGGCGCGACCTTCTGCGGGACGTGCCCGCGCCAATCGAGCAGCAACAGGAGTGACCATGCTGGAATCGAAGAAGATCGAGCTGCGGCGGAGCGAAATCCGCCAGGAGCTCGCCACCCTCGCCGGGAAGGACGCCCCGAGCGAGGACGAAGTGCGCAAGATGGGCGAGCTCGACCGCGAGTATCGCACCCTCGAGGCGCGGTATCGCGCGGCCCTGATCGCCGAGGAGGAGGAGCGGCGCGAGGCGGGCGAGGAGCTCGAGACCCGCGACGGCCGCGAGTGGGCCGAGCTGGTCGGGCGCTTCGAGATGCGCCAGGTCGCGCTGGCCCTGGACGAAGGCCGCGCCCTGGACGGCGCCACGGCCGAGATCGTGGCCGAGCTGCGCGCGGCCGGCGGATACCAGGGCTTGCCCGTCCCGTGGGAGGCGCTCGAGCAGCGCGTCGGCGAGACGGTGGCGAGTGGCACGCCCGTGCCCACCATGACGGCGCCGATCCTCGACCGGCTGTTCCCCGCCTCCGTCGCGGGCCGCATGGGCGTGCGCTTCATCCAGATCGGGAGCGGCGAGGCCGAGTATCCCGTGACGACCTCGAGCGTCTCGGCCGGCTGGCAGGACGGCGAGACGGGCGACGTCGCCGGCCCGACCGTCTATGCCACCACGAACCGCGCCCTGAAGCCGGAGCAGACGCTCGGCATTCAGATGAAGGTGACGCGGAAGGCCCTGCGCCAGACCGGCGCCGCCCTCGAGGCCGCGGTGCGCCGCGACATGAACTCGGCGATCGCGGCCGAGCTGGACAAGGCGGTGTTCCTCGGCGCCGGCAGCTCTGGCGAGCCGCTCGGCGTGATCGCGGGCGCGGGAACCTACGGCATCACGTCCACGGCGGTGGACGCGGAAGCGACCTCGGCCGCGTTCCGCGCGGCGCTGGCCCGCTTCATGACCGCGAACGCCGCGACCGGCGGCGACCAGGTGCGCCTTCTGGCCCGGCCGGAGCTGTGGGCCTTCATGGACGATCAACAGAGCGTCCTGCCCGATCTGACCGAATGGGACCGCCTGTTGCGCGCCATTCCCGCCGGCAACACCACGCTTTCGGCCAACGCTCTTGCGGCGCCGGCCGGCTCGCCCGTGGCGTCCACGGCCCTCCTGACCACGGCGACGGGCGGCGTGGCGCCGATCTACCTCGGCGCGTGGGGCGCGGTGGACATGATCCGCGATCCGTTCTCCGACGCCAAGTCGGGCGGCCTGCGGATCACGGCGCTCACGACCATGGACGTCACGGTGTCCCGGCCGGCGCAGCTCGAGCTGCTGACCGGCCTTCAGCACGCGGCGGCCTGATGCTGTTCGGGGCGCATCGCGGCGGGCTCGAGCTCCGCAGGGAGCCGGACGGCGCGGTGCGCCTCGCCGGCCGGTTCCCCTATGGCGTCACCACGGTGCTCGCCGAGGCCCGCGGCAACCGGCCGGAGCTGCGCGAGGTGTTCGCCCCGCGCGCCTTCGCCGCGAGGATCGACGCCGGAGAGGAGCTGCACCTCCTCTCGCACCACGATTACGACCGGCCCCTCGCCAGCCGCAGGGCCGGGACGCTCACGATCACGGACACGGCCGAGGCGCTCACCTTCGAGGCGACCATCGGCCGGGAGCTGCGCGCCGCGCCCTATGTCGCCGACGTGCTCGGCGCCCTCGAGGCTGGCCTCATCCGCGGCGTGTCGCCCGGCTTCCGCATCGGTGCGACGGGCCGGGAGGAGGTGCGCGAGGAGGGCGGCGCGATCACGCGGACGATCCACGCGGCCGAGCTCTTCGAGCTCTCGGCCGTGACGGTGCCCGCCTATTCCGAGGCGCAGATCGAGGCGCGCGCCTGGACGCCGCGGCCCGAGCCGACCGGCGCCGGCCTCGCGCGTGCTCTGACCAGGTGGAGGGCCTGACCTTGCGAATTCTCAACTGGCTCCGGGGCGGCCGGGATGCCGCCCACCCGGCCGCCCCGGAGACCCGCGCGGCCTCCGGCTTCACGGCCGAGGTGATCGCCGCGCGCGAGGCGTATATCTCCGGCCGGCGCGGGATCGCCGAGCTCACCGCGACGGCGCAGACCTGCATCTCGCTATGGGAAAGCGGCCTCGCGGTTGCGGACGTGGAGGGAACCGACCTCCTCGACCGCCAGACCCTCGCCATGGCCGGCCGGGCGCTGGCGCTCCGCGGCGAGGCCCTGTTCCTGATCCGGCCTGACGGCCTGGTGCCGGCCTCGGATTGGGACGTGTCCACCAGGAACGCCCGCCCGCGGGCCTATCGCCTGTCCATCCCCGAATCGGGGGGCGGCCGCAGCGTGACCGCGCTGGCGGGCGAGGTGATCCACCTTCGCACCGGCTGCGATCCGGCCGCGCCGTGGTTTGGGACCGCGCCGCTCCGCCGGGCGCAGCTCTCCGCCGGCCTTCTCAACGCGGTGGAGACGGCCCTCGGCGAGGTGTTCGAGGATGCCCCCATCGGCTCGCGCATCGTGCCCTTGCCCGACACCGGGCCGGAGGATGCCGAACGGATGCGGCGCGGCTTCAAGGGCCGGCGCGGCTCCGTCCTGGTGGTGGAGGGCGCCGCCGCGGCGACGGCCGGCGGGCTCCACCCGCAGGCCGGCCAGCGATCCGACGATCTGACGCCCGACTTGCAGAAGAGCATGACGCTCGAGGCCCTCCGCTCGAGCCGCGATGCGGTGGCCGGCGCCTTCGGCGTCCTGCCCGCCCTCCTCAACCCGACGACGACGGGGCCGGTGGTGCGGGAGGCGCAAAGGCATCTCGCGCAATGGATGCTGCAACCGCTCGCCGAGCTCATGGCCGAGGAGGCGAGCCGCAAGCTCGACACGGCCGTGCGGATCGACACGACGCGGCCCTTGCAGGCGTTCGACACGGGCGGCCGTGCCCGCGCCCTGGGCGCGATCCTGAAGGCGACGGCCGAGGCGAAGGCCGAGGGCCTGACCCCCGAAGAGATCGGCGAGGCGTTCCGCCTGGTCGACTGGTCCAGAGAGGAAACGACATGAGCGACGACTGGAAACGACTCAGCCCTACGATCGGCAGTCACGCCCGGCATGGTGCGGCCGTCACGCCCGACGACGACAACGACCTCAGCGACCACGCCCGCGCCCTCTATGTCGGCGGTGGGGGCGACGTGGAGCTCGTGACCCTCGGCGGTGACACGCTGGTGTTCAAGAGCGTGAACGCGGGCGCGATCCTGCCGGTGGCGACGGTGCGCGTGAGGGCTGCGGGCACGACGGCAACGCACATTCTGGCGCTGTGGTGAGGAGGCGAGATCATGGCAATCGACAGGACCACGGCCGAGGGCCGGCTCCACCACTACGCGGACACCATCGGAGTTGAGCCTCCGGCGCGGCTCCTCACCCGCGATGGAGTGCCATCGCCGGAGCTCCTCGCCTTCTGCGACCGCTACGGTGCTAGCCTCGGCTGGATCTTCCTCGGCGACGTGCGGGCGCTGATCCATCGCAGCCAACGGCTAGCCCGGCTGGAGCAGTGATCGGGCGGCCGCACCCGGCGGGAAAGCAGATCGACCC